CTGCCGAGTGGCTTCGGCGGCGCTGGTAGCGGAGGACCGGGCGTTTTTCTCGGCGTTCTCCGCGCTTACCAATGCCGACGCCGCGCTCGCTGCCGCTTCATCGGCAGATGTTATTGCCCGCTCTGCCGCGTCCAGCGCTTCCGTTTTGGACTGCTCCGCCGATGCTGCCGATTCCTTCACGGCATCCACAAAAGCCTGCCATGCGGGTGTTCCCGGTTCCGGCTCTGTGCCGTCCTCCGTGCCGGAGTTTGCGGCCACCCTGTAGCGCAGGTCAGCGCTGGTCACGGTCTTGGTGCCGTCGCTGCCCTCAAAGGTGATGCAGCCATTGCCGGGCTGTGCGGTCACGCTGGCAGGTACATCCACATAGCCGTCCACCACCAGCGAGGAAAGCGGGTCTTTGCCGTCCGGGACGTGCCAGAAGCAGCGGATAGCCAGCCCTTCCCACTCACCGGAAGCGGTGACAGCAAGGCGGTACACGCCTCGGTTCTTAGTGTAGCCGAAGCGCAGCATCTGCTCATAGCCTGCCAGCTTTGCAGCGCCGTTGGAGGCAAGAGATACGCTAAGTTCGATCATAAGCGCGCTCCTCTCTTATGCGGTATAAGGCTCGCCGGTGACGTTTTCGTACTCCGCAGCAGTCAAGCGCTGACGCTCCACCAGCAGTTTGACCATGTCTTTGTTCCAGTGGCCAGCGGTGTATGCGTCCTTGGGGGTGACGCTGCTTTCGATGGGCACGCCATCAAGAAGACACAGATACTCCATCAGTGAGGCGGTTTTTGCGGTGTCGGCATCGTTGTTTAGAAAAAGAGAATTGAACGTATCCGCGTTCATTGGCGTGCCTTCAACGATAGGCTTGTCGTTACGGACGAGAGTGACAACCTCTGATGTGCCATCAGATTTTATCATAGTCCAACGCCCGGGATATTTTGCCTTTCGGTCAACAAAGCGCATTAGGGTTCACCTCCACATATAAGCTCAGAACAATAGATTGAATGGTCTTTAGCCATCGCTTCAATATCAAACAAAACCTTTTCCAACTGATTGACAATCGAAAAACGATAGCTGAAACTTCCCGGAGTTTCAGGGGTGGAACTTTTTCCGCTGCATTTTGAACGAATGGAGGATATGTTGCTCAACCATCTAGTGCAGTCATCAGTAGTCAAGTAGTCATCTACGCCCCAGACCGCTTCCGTAGGCTCAATGACCGTAACAGTGCCAGAGAAGAGAATCTTGCTGTCTCCATCGTAGTAAGCGCTGGCGTTGGCGATGTCGATAAGACCATTCTCTACCACCCACTCGGGTTCCACCGAGGGCGGATAGAAGTTGTTAACGGCGGACATATACAGCTGATACTCCACGCCCTTTTCGAGTGGAAGGTCTCCCATGTCAAGGGTCACGTCGTTGTAGCCCCGGATAAGCTCCAGCGAGAGATCTACCAGTCGGGTTTGGTCAGCCGCCTTGCGTAGGATGGCCCGGCTTTTTCCGGCCACAAAGCCCTTGATGCGGAAGGACATCGAGTGGAGCAGCAAACCGGACTTTTTGGCGGTCAGCGGCACAAAGAACTCGGCGTGGGAGGGGTAGGCGTCCCACGATGGAATATCGCCGTCTTGGTTTCTCGCTGTAACAACTTCTACTTTTTTTTGAACAATTCTTGCAGAATAATCTGCGCCAACGATTTCGGCGAGTTCTTTGATTCCGTTTTCAATGCGGTTGTAATCGGTGTAGCTGAGTGCACCTTTCATGCCAGCGGCCCATTCTTGCTGCTCCTCTTCTGTCCATGTTCCGGTTCTGGCTTTGACAGCGATTTCTTTTATGCGGTCAATATCCGCTTGCGTGCGGTCTGTAATCCATGTTGCCATGTAATCACCTTTCAAAAACTAATTTGCCATTGGCATCGATTTGTGTGGTTTCGGACAGGGTAAACGAAGGATGTGCGCAATAATAGAGCAAATTAGGCCCAAAGGTAGCCGTATGACCCCACAATACTGAAAATCCAGAATTTCCGTCGATGACAGTGTCTTCAAGAGTTGTAACCATCCTACTCAGAAAATCTTTACGGTCGCTGGAATGGTAACCAGAGGCATACGCGGCACTATAAAGGTAAGGAGTTCGAGTGAACACGCGGCAGCTACCATCAGTGATAGCTGCATTATCGGCAGCAAGCATGGATTCCAATATGACCTTGGCCTGCGGGAACGAAGTTCCTTCATTGTATTTATAGTCAGGAGAGTTCTTTGTCCAGCCAAAAACGTCATTGCCTTCGCAATCGGCTCCACATTCATGCGCAGAAGGCAAAAATACAGCTTTAGACATAGTGCTCACCTTGCTGCTTCCAACAGAGAAATCCATAGCAGTAAAGCCGGGAGTGTAATAAAATGTAGTGCTGCCAATCGCTTCTTTTTGTGCCGAAGAGAAGGTATTGAGATACTCGCCATTAAGCCATGTGTTTATATCGCTCTGTGCATAAGCAGACCAACTGGAGTCCCAATTCATAAGGGCTGGATAACACTTACGAATCAAAAGCGTACGTCCTGCCCCGTTCAACTCGCTTTCATAGTCATGCTTGGCGGCAATGAACTCCACGACGTTGCTGCCCTCGTCCATAAGCACCGTCTTGCCCTCCGGAATATCGGAAAGATAATATTCAGTGGTGAGGAACGAACAGCTGGCAGAATTGCCACCAGCGGAAGCAGTAACGATAGTTGTGCCGGGGGAGTTCCATTTGACCTGACAAGTGGACTTTCCCTCTGTATTGGTAAGCACATGGAGGGAAACAATACCTTCGGGAGAAGCAGACCAGCTGATTTTGGGTGAATCTTGGGAGGCAGGGGAAAGAGTAGCAGTGATCACTACAGACTGTCCCCACTCGAGTGTCTCGTTGGATTTGTCTACGATCAAAGACTTAACATCCGCCATCATATATCCTTCAAGCTTGCCTTTAAAGCACCCATTGTAGGTGTAAGACACATTTGTCAGTAACAGAGTTGCGCTGTAATCGAACTGATGATGGATTTTCACGAAATCCAAAGCGTCCGTTGTGGGACTGGCTCGATATTCCAAAGTGGCTTTGCGCCGATTAGAAAGCACGCTGTAAGATTCCGTAAGGGCGTTTCGAGACTTTTCAAGCGTAGACTCAGAAAGAAGAGCGTTGCTCAAGCTCTGGGATACGCCACGCCCGGAAGGGTTTTCAGGGTAAGCGTATGTTTTGTTCCCAACAGAGGTCGTGACATTAAGAAGGTTTTGTGCGAAAGTGATTTCAGGCCAAGAATAATTGTTGAGAAGAGTGATGTCCTCAACATCCGTACCGGAGCCAAATTCATACGCCCGCTTGATGGTGATAACGCCATCTCGCGTCTGATATAGTGCCATGCCCGCTGCATTGGCTGCGAGCTGCAAAATATCAGAGTTTTTATACGAAGAGCCATCCGAAGAGATGTCAGCAGAATAATCTTTCAGTTCGTCCGAAATATCGAATGTGATTTCATCTGCCTCCAACAGCTCCAAAGCGTCGTAGCACATCTCATAGAGCGTACCGTATTTTCTGCCGGTGTAGGTGGTGGACATCAAGTAAAGAAAGGAGTCGCGGGCGGAAAAGCTTGCCTCAATACTGTTGGCGGGAACACTCCACTCCGACAGGAAGAACTTGCCACCATTGACCCACTCGACCTTACCATCAATATCCATGCCGTAGCGCACAGAGATGGGCTGACGTTCATAAATATATTTGTAGATGCCTTGAGGATTGACAGAATCCCATGTACGGTCGCTATTATCAAGGCTAAACGAAATACTTTCCTGTGAAAGCTGACCGGAAATCGGGTCACGAGAAGAGGTGTGACGAAAGGAAAGGATTTTCGTCTTGTCAAAAATCAGATATCGTCCAATTCTGAACTGTTCAATCCGGGCCTTGCGATTCGGAATGCACCAATCCAAAACTTCTACTTTAACGAAATCAAACCCGTTCAGCTCAATCTCCACATCAGAGGATACCGATGTATTCCCTGTAACGGTGACAGAATTAAGCTCTTGCGTGCCAAGATAAGAAGTGACTTTGAAGCTGGTAGCGTATTCGTTGAAAATAGACGACCAGATAATATTGACGCCCGGAACGGAAGATTTTACCTCATTGAAAAACATGGCAAAAAGGACAGGATGGTTAGAAGTGCTGAAGATTGTAGAGCTGACAAACCCGGTGTTTTCATACGGAGCAGAAGCGGGAACAACTTTGCAGCTTCCATCAAGCACACAAAGATTAGGCTCTCCTGTGCCATATTTTGTAAAGGAAGCCACTCCCGCCTGTGAAAGAGCATTCGCGCTTGCAAAAGCGCTCATAGCAGACGTGACGAACTTTGCCTTTTTGTTTACACCCGGTGCAGTGATGCCAACCGTTATCTCAACAAAAGTTTCCGGTACAAGTGTATCGTTGAACTTCTGCATCCATTTGTCGGTAGTTCTTTCCATACATTACACCTCAACAAGAGACAATTTTGCGCCAGTCCACCCCATAACACTGCCGTTGTTCGGGCTTCTGCGCCACATTCCGGCAGTTCGATCAGAAACATACATCTGCCGCGTCGTGTATCCTGCGGTCGCCTGATTGTAAAACCGAACAGAGCAGTAAAAATTAGCGGTAAATAGGCTTAGAATGGTGGCCCATTGCTTGGCAGTAAGATAATTCCAAGACATCGTGACTTTTGCTACGTCATTCCGTACGACAGCTCCAACGACTTTGCCTTGAACATTTCGTCCAGAGTCCACGATCGTGCTGGTAGTTCCCTCATAAGAGGACGGCTCCGGTAGCTCTACGCCGTTCACCGTAACCAGTGCAGGAATATTAGCCATCGAAACCGTCCTTTCTTAATAAGAGTAGACCTCAGTGCCCATAATGGATACGCCCCGGTCTTTCTTCACTTTATCAACAGAGGCGGCAATTTGCTTGCCGTCAAGGTATACGTTCACGTTCTGCTCTTTCAACAGCTCTTCACCGTAACGCTGCCAGATGTCGAGGAATGCGTTGTAGCAGCCGTTGTACACAGCGTCTCTCATGTCCTCAGAGCTTCCTCCGGCCGCAGAATAAGTACCACTATAAGAGGAGCTGGATGTCGAGGAATTGTAACTAGAGCTTCCAACGTACTGAGATGTATCGCTGTAACTACTGGTAGACCGGCCGCCGCCAAGTTTCGATACGATTCCAGCGATTGCAACACCAAGGGTCGCGGCAGCAGCAAGGGCTACGATTCCAGCGGGAAGTCCAAAAATCGTAGCGCTGAGGGCGGCACCCACAGCAGAAAGCATTCCTGCCACTGCGGTTCCGATGGTGCTTACCAGACTTGCAAACCCGGCAAAAATCGTCGGGAAAGAGCTGAGTAAACCACCAGAGAGCGCCGCACTGATGGCTTTAGCTGCCGTTGCGAGAGGAGACTTCACGTTTCCGAAAGCCTGCGTAATGCCGGAAAGCATCGTCTGAGTTTCAGCGGAAACCTTTCCAAAGTTTTGGGTCAGATTGTTCACCAGATTTTTCCCAATGGTAGCAGCGGTGTTCAGCAGAGAAGAAGCTTGGCTTTTCAATTCTTTGCTTAGTCTGCTTACAAGGTCGCTTGCAACGGACTTGGCGCGTTTACGCTGCTCATCGCCCATAGCACCCCAAATGCCAGCGGCGATCGTAGTGCCGACCGTTTTCCAATCGCCGCTCTGCGCAGCCTGAATGAAAGTTTGCACCGTACCGAAGAAGTTGGTCTTGAGGTTGTTATCGAGTTCGGCCCACTTAGAGTCTAGCCCGGAAATGATGCCGTTGACGTAGCTTGTGCCGCAGTCAATGCCATAGTTCGCCATCTCTTCGCCCTTGAGCTTGGTGGCGTCTACGAGTTTATTCATAGCATCGTTGACGTAACCGAGAGCGCCGGTGATGCCGTTTGCAAGGCCTTGGTCGATGTAGCTGCCAATCCCTTCAAACCACTTAGAGGGAGAGTGAATATCAAGTTCATCTTGAGCGGTTTTCTTGATTCCATCGGTCAACTGTTTGGTCGCGTCATTTGACACATTGGTGTTCCCCGTGATGCCCTTCGTGATGCCATCAATAATGTTTTTGCCAACGCTTAACGGATTAAACTTAGAAACTTTATCAATTAGCTTTCCGAACCACGTTACAGCGTCTTTGATTCCATTGATTACATCAGCAATCAAGAGAACAAATTTTTCCGCAAAGTTTCCATTGGCGGCGATGGCAAGGCGGTCTGATTCGTCTACGCCTTTAATAATCCATCCAATGAACACGCCCATGTTGTGGATAACTTGAGCAAGAGACGCGATTGCACCTTCAAGAAAATTTCCATTCATCTGGATGTCGAGCATTTCCGTTTCAGAAACGCCATTTTGAATCCATCCGATAAGAATTGCAAAATCATTGATAAGATTTCCGAGAGCAGTTATGATGTCTGCCACTGTTTCGGCTGCAATCGTGCCAAAATTCACGAAAGCATCGTGCCAATCAGATTTCAGCTGAAATGCTTCTGCTTCGCTTTCGCTGCCAAGACCACGCACGGCGACAGAGACGGCTTCGAAGCCAAGAACTGCAAGGCCAGCAACGGGATGCCCGCTAATAGTCAAACCGATTCCGATAAGCGTCATGACCAAATCGCCCAAATCGAGGTCAAGGTCTTTGACGACTTTTTGAATTGTCTCGAATGCAGTAGAGATTTTCCCCTGCCATTCCTCAGGAATCAAATTCCAAATCGCTTGACCGAGATTAGAAAGAGCTTCTTTTAGCCATTTGATAGACTCGCCAAGCTTCCCATCAGTCAAAGAGATATTCCAGCCTTGCGTAAAGCCAAGACCCGCGAGGTAAATCAAATCTTTAATACGGGCCAAACCTTGCCGGAAATTTTCGCTGTTTTGATAAAGCTGAACAAATCGACCAACGATAAGGGCGACCGTCCCGGCTACTAGAAGCAACTCTGGATTAAGACCACCAACGATTTTGCCGAGCTTGTATGCCCAATCATGAGTGTCTTTTAACGCAGTAAGAAGCGCATTCCCGATAGCCCATGCGGCAAAACCAGCGCCGATAGCCGCAACAATAGGAGCAAGTTTGCGAAGTTTTTCCTTGATTTCATCCACAGCGTTGCCGACATAGTTCTTGAACATATCGTAGCCGGACAGGTCTACATCACCCAAAATGTTGCCAGCGGATGCGCCGCCGCCAGAGCCGGAACTTCCCTGTGTGGGGTCAATGATGTTCAGTTCATCAAAGCCCATCGTGTAGTCCTTGAGGGCTTTGGCAGCTTTCTTGGTGGAGTCTGCCGTGTCATCCATTGCGTCACCGATGCCGCCAACACTGTCAGCGCTCTTGGTGAAATCAGTGAACACGACCTTCACGCCCATCAGCTTTGCCACCCATTCAACAAACTCTCGAATGAGCTGAACAGCGGCAATCAGCGGGGGCAAAATGGATTTCAGGGCAGGATAGAGCAGAGAGCCAACAGACTTCGCCAGCATATCCAGCTGAGCTTTCAGAATTTTAATCTGGTTCGCAGGGCTTTGGATGGTCTGTGCAAGGTTGCCCTGCACGTTGGCAGTTTGCTTCATAATGGCAATGTAACGCAGAACCGCCTTATCTGCCTGAGACAGGCTAGAAACCTGCTTGTTAAAGCCCAAAGCAAGAAGCTCTTGCTGTAACCGTGCCTGAGTCAGGTCAATGCCTAAACGGCGAATAGGCTCAATCTCACCAGAGATTGCGGAAGACATTGCGGTAAAGGTTTCTGCAACGTCCTTGTTCCAATAGGAGCCTTCGTCATAGGCAAGCTGAGTCAGGTTCTTGGACAGAACGTATGCTTTGTCGCTGGCCAGCCCAAACGAAGTGCCCAAGCTCTGGATGGTAGCCATGTAAGTCATCGCTTTGGTCGGGTCAACGCCAAGTAAGCCCTGCATCTTGCTAATGAGCGTATCAGCTTCACCGCTCAAATTACCCATAGCATTATGAAACAGGTCTGTTGCTTCGTAAAAGTCATTGAACTTGGCAGCAGCGTTGCCAAGATACTCAGCGATAGCTTTCAACGAAACCAGCTTTGCCATGTTCCGCATAAAGCCGTTCATCTGATTGGACAGGCTGAGGTAGCTCTTGCGTTGCCTTTCGTTGGCAGCGGTCACACGGTTAGCCTGTGTAACCACCTTGCTCAACTGCGAAGGGAGCTTTGCAAACGCGTTGCCCACCTTGTCAAGCTGAGATGCAAGGGGAGTAATAGCAGTGGAAATCTTCTGGCAAGAACTTGCAAAAGAATCAAGGTCTGTCGATTTTAGCTTGTCGGTCAGGTCAGGAACCTTTCCAATCGCATTGAAAGCACTACCAAGAGCTTTAAGGCTCGATGCGTCCAGAATGGACAATGGAGCCAAAGCGTTAGTGAGCTGAGTAATGCTTCCAGACATAGAGTAAAAGTCCACGCCGTTCAGACCAGACACAGCCGCAGGGATCTTCTTGATTGCATTTACGACCGTGTTGATGCTCTTTGTGCTTGCGGTCGTGTTGACACTGGAAAGCCCGTTCAGAAAGCTGGTGATTTTGTCCAGTCCAGACATTCCGGCGGATGCCTGTTTCAGCGTTGCAATGGAACCAGCCAGCTTGTCAAGGCTGTTCACAACCTTCGTGACGTTGCCTTTTGTCCGCAAATTAGAAATGGCGGCAGTAAGCTTGTCGATATTAAGCTCTGCGCCCTGCGATTCCACAGAAATCTCTACGGATAAGCTCGTAATATCAACATCAGCCATCACTACCACCATCACTTTCCATCATAGAGAACATCATTCTCTTGATTCGCTCCTGCGCCTCAACTGCGCGTTGGTATTCATACTCGTCTTTCTCCTTTTGGGTAAGGGGAATCGGTCTATCCATGTACTTGATAGGGCTAGACCCTTTTTTACGGAACATATTGCCAACCGTAGAGGAAAGCGCAGATGCCATGTAAAAGCCGTTTCTCCACGCTTCAGCATTGGCTCTGCGTTCTCGCAGCTCCTCTGCGTCACGGTAGACTTTCGCCAGCCAGACATCGCCGTGCCAGAACTGGTCGTAGGTCATGCCAATGGAGATGTAATAGGCTTCTACATCGTGGAATAGCTTGGAGAAGGAGAATGGCTCTCCCTCTCCGTCTGCTTCCTGAGATTGTGCGGTTACACAATCTCCCACGTTGCGTTTTTTGCGGTCTTGTCCTCAGTGTCAGTTGCCAGCAGGGACTTGGAAGCGTCCATGAACATCTCAAGCAGAATGCCCATCAGGTCTTCCTTCTCCTCGATGTGCTGGAACATCTCGTCCACGACCTTGCGCTTGATGCCCTTGTTCCGTGCGATAAACGCGCCGTAGAATAGGGCGCGGGAATTGGACAGCAGGTTGGTCATCTGGGTGTACTGGCCAATCTGAAAACCTGCGCGTTCGGTGGCTTCCACGCTGTCACGGGTAAAGGTCAGCTCATAAGTGTTCTTACCATCGGGGGAATGAAAGTTGATAACCTTAGCAGCCATAATAAATGCTCTCCTTTATAAATAGAGGCAGAACCAAATCCGTTGTTCAGTTCTGCCCGGTTTGATTGATTCGATTTTTGCGGTTTAGCCGCCAGTGACAGTCAGGGTCTCGCTGAACTCAGGCTTCTTGGTGAAGATGCAGTTGATGGTCATTTCCACAACCTCGTCAACACCAAAGCCGGACAGGCCAACCTGATGCATACCCTGCCAAGTGAAGCCGGAGCCGTCCTGCATCTTCAGGGCGTAGTACTTCACGGCGTTGCTATCGGAAGTCTCATCATAGCCAGCTTCCTTGACCTTCTTGTAGTCAGTCTTGTTGTAGTTGGCAGTGAAAGACTTGGTGTCGCTCTGGATGATGCCAAAGATGTTGACCTGCATGGGGTCGGACAGGGTAGTTGCATCCAGAAGGTTCGGTTCGGAGATCAGGTCGGGTACATCCTTAATGTCGCACAGCTTCGTCAGAGCGGTTGCGCTGTCGCCACAATACAGGGTGGTATTCAGACCGGAGATAGCAGTACTCATAGAATGTTTACCTCCTTAGTTTCGGTAAATCATTCCGTCCTCTCCGATTGTTGCCCCATAGCTGCAATCAATCCGATAGACGGAATTGTTGTACAGCCCATTCAACGGGGCAAACGACTTGCGATAAAATTTAAGCGGTTCAAGAACAGAATCCACGATTCCAACAATGGAGCGTGCTTCTGCAATGCGCCCGGTATCCTTATTGGAGTAGACACGCACACGCAGGGAAACGGCGGCGTACTTGCTGTAACCAGCAGAATCGATGTGTACAGGAAGATTGCTGTTTTCCTCTATCTGCACACACGGAAACTTTTTGACGTTGCTGTCATTGATTTCACCAGTGACGAAAATGCCGGGAACTTGCTTTCGCAGTTCCTTAGCAACAGCCGTGAAGATAGAATTGAAATAATCGATCAACTATTCCAAACCTCCCTCCACGTTGCTTCGACTTGAGAAGCCATTTCCTCAACAGCTCCCCACATAGCCATAGCTGGCTCGTTGCCATCGGTGTAATTCAACTGGCCTTTACCATCTACCTGTTTGACAGGCGTACCGGCATTGCCAGATTCTCCGTAGTAGTACCACCTGCGGTTTGCGCCTTGCCCTTTTCCATATGAGCCGTGTGCGCCAACACCGGGCGGTAGTTCACCGCCATACCCGTTGTGATGTGCGCCAGTGCCAAATTCGATAAAGGCAACTGCTTTGCCCTCTGCAACGATGGTACAAGTCTTGTCTTTTTGGTTGATGTGGCATTTCACGTCATTGGAGCCAGCGTATTTCGCATTAGCAAAACGCACCTTTGCGACTTCAAGCCCCAACCAAGAAAGACGAAAAGCTAACGCTCTAGCTTTCTTGTTCAGGGTGGTCTTGTACTCCTGTATCTGACGTTCCGCATCACGAAGTCCGGCATCGCTCAACCTCACTTTAATTTTCACTTGCAGCCACCTCTTTCAGCGCATACAGCGTATCCGTGATATGCTCTGCGACCTTGACCACAATGTAATTGAAGGGCTTTGAAACGTCTGTCTGAAACCAGACACGCGTACCTTCATAAAGCGGTGTGTTGCGCTTTTTGCTGAACGAACTGACAACATAGCTGTAATCCGTGAATGCTCCAAAAGGGTTTGCTTCCGCAGAACCAGTAGGCGGGCTGACATTCAGCATCAGCTTTGCGGGGGCACTCCACGATTCGTATGCAGATTCGCCAGTTTCGTCGCCCGATTTGTCCACAACAGGCGTTTTCTCTCCGACCGGGTTTGAATACCACAGAGGGCGCTTATCCAGCGGGCTTCCATTGAACATCAGCCGATAACACCTACTCTCGGAACCACTTCATTCAGCAGGGACTGCGCCACATCGGAGCTTTCCCACACACGAGTAATGCCGTTGTTGGTATAGCTCGTCTGTCCGTTTGCGCCAATGTGGTTATACAGTTCCGCTGCAATGCGTATCTGCAACGACTGATACTGCGAGGGCAGCTCGTCCGGTCTGTTACCAAATGGGTAGCCCTGCGCAAATATCTTGTCTTTGGCGAAATCAAGCAGCAGGTCGAAGAGTGGGTAGTCCTCGTCCGTGATTTCACGGTCAAGTGCAGGGGCAATGTACTGCCCCAGCTTGACTGCCGCTTCGGAATACTGGTCTCCCATGCCGCTTTTCTCCTTTCGCCTTAGTAAGCCTTGATGCAGTACACAGCGTCCATGCGCTCAAAGGACGGCAGGACGATTTCAGAAGCAATAATGTCAGTGCTGACAGGATGGGCTTCCCGCTTCGTAGTAATGGCAACGCCAGTATTCACAACGGAAACCTGCGCGTTGGAGATACCAGCCATCAGGTCAACCTCTTCCGGGGTTGCAACGTAGTACATATTGCCCAGAGAACCAGAAGGAGCCAGCACAACATAACCATCAGGCAGATACTTCTCAGCAGCTGCGGTTTCTTCCGGCTTGAACATCTTGTCGTACAGATGGATGCGGATGCCGGATGCGCTTTCGACAACAGAACGTGCCTCAGAATCGATAAGAACGGCGGTGGTGGTTTTCATAACCGTCAGGAAACGGTTTTTGACCTCGTCCGCAGCAATCATCTTGTGGAAGGTGTTCGTATTCATGTAGGCTTCGGCAATGACTTCGCCAGTGTTCGCAAGAACAGTGTTTGCGGCAGTAGTCATCGTGGCGATGGGGGTTGCAGTAGTAGGAGCATCCCACTTCTCCTTGGTAGTCAGAGTCTTGTAATTGGACTGCTGCCAAGTGCCATCCGGGTCATAATCATAGACGTAGCTCACGCCGTTAGATTCGATAGAAATGCCGGGCTTGCCAGTCTTGGGAGCCAGAAGCTGCCATACCATGCGCTCAGGAACGATGCGAGCACCAGTGATAAGCTGTGCAGTATCGTCGTAGACACGATTGATAACATCTGCCGCAAACTCCTGATTGGTAGCCAAAACAGAAATGATCTTGCGACGGTCGCTCTCGTCGATATGCACACCCTCACGGAAGAAGGGCATATTCGTCTCCGTCACCTGAATACCTTTACGGGTACGGAACGTAGCCTTAGTGTCAAATACGCTAGGCTTCAGCGAAACGCCAACGTCCTTGTGACCGCGAAGCCACTTCAGTTCCATGCTGACCTTCTTGCGGGCAGGGAACAGAGCATCAGAAGCATAGGGCTGCGCATTGGTCGGGTCATTCGTCCAATAGGCGGCAATCGCAGCGGGGGAGAAGATTTCATTCAGATTCAGTGCCATAATTTAGTCCTCCTTACTCGCTCTTTGCGCCAACATCGGTACGGCAGAAAACGGCAGGAACAGCCTTTTTCAGAGCGGCAATATCGTTTGCAGAATAGGTAAAGCCGGACAGCTTTGCTTTGTCCACATCAATAACGCCCTGAATCAGCAGTGCGCCATTGGGGTTGACGGCAGGGTCAACAGTGTGCAGCAGAATGCCAATGGCATCGGTAGCTGCATCAGCAGCACTGGTGCCAGTAGTGGCAGCAGCTTTCAGACCAGTCTTTGCCATAGGATAACCAGCCGGAACAGCATTGGTCTCCTTGACGGTAAAAGGAATGGCAACGTAGGTATCAGCAGCCAGAATAGTGCTTTCAGGAGCCGATACCGGAGTATTGGTGTACTTCATGTTTTCCTCCTTAATGGAAAGCAGTCATTGCGTCACTCGATGCCTTGTTTGCGTCTGCGCGCTCCTTCGCAAAGCGTTTAGCAAAGGAAACACCTGCGCTATCTGCGCCGTCACCATTGCCATCCGCACCCGGAGGCGTGGGCATACCCTTCAGCAGAGAAGCCTTGTAAGCGGTGTCATGGGCGGTCATAAACTCAGACTGGAACTTAAAGACCTTGTCCATGTCGCCGTCAGCCAGTGCAGACGCAGCCTTGTTAGCAAGTTCAGCGTCATAACCCTGTGCAACGAACTTCTCACGGTAAGATACGAGGGTCTTTTCCTTGACGAGGTTTTCCTTGTCGGCAGTCAAGGCTTCAATCTGTTTCTGCATCTCTGCCAGCTTGTCGGCCTGTTCCTGTGCAGCATTCTCGTCATCGGTACGCTTTGCCTTGAGCTGCTTCTTGTACTCAGCAGCTTCGCCATTGGCTTTCGTCACGGCGTTGCGCAGCTTCTCAACCTCTACAGTCAGATCGGGAGCTTTTTCCATAGCAGCAACGATTTCATCGGCGGTCATGCCCTCTTTGTAGGCATCACCAAGTAACGCTTTGTAGTTCATATTGTTAATTTCCTCCTGCGTTTTTTTACCGTTGCTTCCCTGCAACGCTGCGAAATTTGTATCCCGGCTTCCCTGCCGGAATATGCAAAGGCGAAAACCTTTACTTTCATTCATCAACGATTTCCCAATCGTCACACGCCATATTTTCCATGGTGTACAAAATATCTTCCGAATCAACAAGATTTACAATCTTGCCATCGTAACAGTGCATTTCGACATAAGGCTTTTTAGAGTCTTTAGCCCCCAAGCACCAATAACCAGTCCAATGATGACGCTTGATTTTACGGCCTCGTTTAAGAGAAAACAAAGCACTTGCAAAATTCATTTTTCCCCTCCGTTCTTTGCGTTAGCCTGTTCATTGACCATATTATTGGTGTCAACAATATGGTCTGTCGGCTGTTCCTGTGGTTTCGGCGCTTTCCCGTCATTGCCCAGCTTGCCAGCGGCAATCAGGAAGGGCTTGCTCATTTCGTAAGCAGCCTGCGGGTCAGGGAACAGACCGGGCGTAGTGAACGCCAGCTGCGGGTCAATCGGCTGCTGAATCATCTGTGCGAAAATCTGAACTTTGCTCTGCTGGTTATCATACTGGCGGCGGGGCAATTTGATGTTGATGTCACTTGCCATCAGCTTAGAACCAGCCGTGTCACGCAAGATTTTCAGCATCACAGACAGGCTCTGGCGTTCAGCATACTTGAACATATTCTCGTACTGCTGCGCCCTCGCTTCGGTGTGATTCCAGCCGTTGCGGACGATAACTGCGCCCACGTTGTCAGACGTTGCGTTCTCGCTACCAGTGGCACTAGGCATGGCAGTCAGGCTGCGGTACACGTTCAACATGGAATCAAGCAAGGTCTGGCTCTGCTGCTGGTCAAGCTCGTTTGCAATCTGCGATACAGAAGCGGGCAGACCAGAAGTGGATTTCAGGCACATTGCGCCAAGCTCTTTTACTTGGTCGAGAGCATCCTTGTCCACAAGGCAGTTGGTGAACACCATGATGGACTGGATGAACTGCGCCACGCCGTCCAAACGGTTGCTTTCAAGGTCGTTGATGGCATCCAGCACAGGGATAGCAGGCTCAAACAGACCCATGCGCTCCGGGTTCAGCTTGTATTCGACCATCGGCAACATTCCAAGAGAGTGATTCTCAGACTTTGTAACCTTGCCGTTGTCGATTTCAAAGTACTGGTTTGGCGTATACACGCAAATCAGGTCGTTCAAGTCATTCTGATAATTGCGTGGGATATGCAGCACGTTGGCGATGGGCTTGTGGCCGATGCCGGAGTTGTAAATCACATACGCCATGTCCGGGTCGGGAACATCCACCAGCAGGGGCGTTTCGTCCGGGTAGTTGCCGTTGTACCCCTTGTCAGGAAGGACAATGCGGTATCCCTGTCCACACTCCAACATCCACTGCCAGAGCCGCCGATCGAGCGCGTCCTTGCCCTCATACTGCAAGGCGTTGGACAGGCGGGCAATTTCCTCACCGTCACCAGTTGCCGTTTCAGACCGCACATAAGAGCAAGGAGTACCGCTCATATAGCCCGTGTAGAAGCCCACGCACTCGTTGGCGTGGTTCTCTACAATGCGATTGGTGATTTCAGCGTGGTACTCCTTCGTGCGGTGGAGGACAGGCTGACTACCCAAGTAGTAGTTGTGCAAAAAGCGAATCTCGTTCTTGTTCAGCAGATGAATAGGTTCTGCCTTGCCCATGACCACTTTTAGCACGTTCTCTCGGTTAATTTCCGTCTCCGGTGTTTCAATCGGTCTACGTCCGGTCAGCGGCTCATTCAAAAAGCCGCCAACAACCATCTGATACTCAGCCATGTGCCCCTCCTTTCCGGCAAAATAAAAAGCGCAGCAAGACAAACCTGTTAAGGTCTATCTCACTGCGCTTACAACTGCGCTTCAAAAGCTATTCAGTTTTTAAACTTTGGTACGGAGACCCATGTATCTTTTGGAAGGTTGGAATCTCCAATTGTAATCCAATGGCAAAGAGGACACAGAAGGGAGAACTTGCCTTCCACTTCGCCAAGATAACGTCCGCAATCACACGGATTGCCGTTTGCGTCTTTTCGAGGACGCTTGCATCTAACTTTCGCTACCATCTGTGCTCCTTTCGTTGAATTTCTGGAAACAGGCTGTTGAGCACAGACCTGTCAGAAGCTACTGGGAAACTGTTCGCACTTCCAGCCGTGCTATCTCCGCTCAGAGAAAGTCATTGCAGTCTTTACATTCAGTTGTCGGACAGATGTAAACGGGTTAACTGCAATTTTGGGTACGGGGGCTGGATTTGAACCAGCGTCCTCCAGCTTATGAGGCTGGCGAGCTACCGTGCTGCTCTATCCCGCCATAAATCCGGCTTGATTGGTTAACCGCTGCTCTTTGCAATGTCATGTCCAAACATTGCATCGAGAGCCGGGAATAGCGGTGGAGAATTCGGAGAATAAAAAGCCAAGCAAAGAAGATGGTTGTGCTGCGTAACGGAATCGAACCGTTGCTTGCTAGCCGTGGGGGAGACAGGCCGGCATTCCCCAAACAATTGGAAACGCAACATATAAAGTCCGGTGAAGGCGAAAGAGTGAGAAAACCTCCACCGGTGAAAGGAGGAATATGCTTGTTGACACGCACGCGAGTAAAATGACAAAGCCCCGCGCACAAGCTATTCCTTTAAGGGAAGCTGCAGAACTTCCTATGTACATTATAGGCCTTGTCAAGTGGTGAAATCAAATAAATAGACCCAGCGAACACAATATATTGTGTTTTTAATCAAAATGGCCTCTTGACAGGCTCAATTTTGCTGATTCCGTTATACAATTCATCTGCAAGCTGTGCCAGACTGTCCGGTGCGTCATCGTGCGGAACTTTGCCAAGCTGCGTGAACATCGTGACCTGTTCCATGAACGCCTTGTACTCTTTCGACTGGTGCTTCTCGTCAAGGAAATAGAACCGTTTGATGTCCGGCGCATACTGGATGATTCTTGACAGCTTGCTTTGCCCACTGGGCGCACGTTGGCTGCGGACAGAACAGTGATAGCCCTGTTGCCGGAGCTGGCTGTCTACCACATCACAGTATTCGTCACCGCCGTTGTTGGCTTCGCCACGCACCACGTTGATTTTATGCTGAATGATTTTGCCCACAACTTCCGGTCTGGTCACGGTCTTATCGCCGTTATTGAACACAAGGTCAGGGATGAACACAGCATCTCCGTACACATAAGCGATAGGACAGGCGGTGAAATCTCCGCCACCCCATGCAATATCCATGACCATGAGTTTGCGATCAGGCTCACCATCAGGCAAAACGCCGTTGAAATACCGCAGTTCATCGGCAGGGAACAGCAGACCTTCACGCACATAGGGCTTGCCCATGTACTTTGCCCACCATGTTGCATCATCAATGCTGGCTTTCATATCGGCATAGTAGGCATCATCAAAACCAACACCATAGTCATAATTAAAGTTACTGTGTCCGTTCTCATCCACCGCAGGAATCACCCGGAATCGGTACTTTGGGTTGTCTGCATACTGGTTCTGGATACGCCCCAGAGGGTCAAGCACGTTCCAGCGTGTACCGACCATCAGCTCTAATGCGCCTTGCTTTTTGCGGTCTTTCAACTGGTTCAGGTAGGCATCGTACTTGTTGTTCAGACGCTCAACGTTCAGGCTTTCCTCCAAGTCCTCGATCAGGTCATCACTGTACAGAACGCCGCCCTCGCCGATTTCAACAGCACCAGTCAGCGTACCGCCGATTGAGCGGCAAGTCAGGGTTGGGAAGCGCTTCTTTCGGTTCAGGTCAACGCTTTCGTCCTTTGCGCTTTTGTCCACAAGCTGAACGTCAGGGAAGATTTTACCCCAGTTGTAGGTTACAGGGTCGGTGATGATGGACAGCACTTCGCCGTAGAAGCCGTTGGTCAGCTTGTCAGAGTGCCCGCTCATAACCGATGCAACGTCAGGGCGGTTGCCCATCAGCCATGTGATGAAAAATATACAGAGCGTACTCTTTCCAGTTCTCGGGGGCTGACTTACCCCAAGAAATTCTACACGATGGAAAAACAAGTCCTCTAGGTCACGAACCAACGTCAAAAGAACCTTTCTTCTCGGCTGATAGAACTTCTTCTCCGGCGCACGGTTCCATTCAAGGTAGATGCAATAGCTATCAAACACATCCCTTGCTTCAAACAGGTAAGTTCGGCCGATAATGTCATAGGTCTTCGCTACGTCCTCGCCTGTTTTCATCTTGCCCATCATGGCTGCACAGACAGAGCGCAACTCACCAGAGTACTTGTAGGCATCAAACCGCTTGTCTTGCGGCAGGGCATCTCTCAGGTTCACCACCGCCTGAAACCAGTCTTCATAGACCTGTGCTTCGGTCGGATTCTGCTTTGCATACGCTTTGATGCTGTCAATGATGGCGATACACTGCTTTGGCTGCATAAAAAATAGGCACCCCCTACCTGAAAATGTAAAGAGTGCCTACAACTGCACAAAAATCAAATATTCGGTTTTATAATGCTGTTTCGGAAAATTATTTGCTAAAATCCATCTTAATAAATGGGTTGCACAGTTTATTTGACTTCTTCTGCAAGCTGGTTGAGTCTGCGTTTCAGCTCGTCTGCATCGTAGTACAAAGCGTCTGCAACGGCGTTGAGAATATCAGGCTTATCGGTGTAATCGCACAGCGTTTCAATGAGTTTCAAACTCTGCTCTGACAATTTTACAGTTTTCATGTCGCTTTTCCTTTCTCATTCGGTTTTATTCTATGTTGCGAGCAATATCACCTTGCGGCTTTCGCACGGTTTGCGTCATAATCAGCAAACATAGACGCTGCAATCTTCATGGCTTCTTCTATTGTAGGATCCTTGATGAATGCTCTGCATCCAAACAGAACTCCGCTTGCATTTGTTTTGCTATTTTCTGGAATGATGTAGATTTTTCCGTTTTCGCGTTTGGCAAGCCATGTAGGAGTACTCCTGTATGCTTCTTCTTTCGCCTTGCGTTCAACTTCCATTTTTCCACGGACTTCCTTGAAAACAACATCAGCTTTCCGCTCTGCATCTTGCTTAGACCACGCATCGACATAAGCGAACCCTTGACCAATGATAACATTTTTCTCAACGTTATCTAAATGCGATTCACAGCAATCTGCGTCACCATAGGCATAAACCGTATAAGTGAGTGGTTTTGCCGTCAACTCTTCGGTATCCTCGTATTCTTCAACATCGGCATCGTACATCTCTGCGATTTTCTCCGCACGTCTACGGCTCTCGGTCAAAGTAATGATATGATAATCCTCGCATCCACCGCTTGTCACTGCGTAAAGTTTTCTAGCCATACTTTCACCTGTTCTGTTCAGCAATCCGATACCATGTCTGGCGGGTCACGCCAAGCTGTTTGGCGGCGTCCGTGACCGTAAGAATACGTTTCTCCACCTGCTCATGGAGAACGTCAAAGAGGTTGCGGTCATACTCCGTTGGTTTGCGGCCTTCCTTGTAATCGGGGCGCTGACTGGCAATCTTCTTGCCCTCTCTGGTGCGTTCAACAATCATGTCACGCTCAAACTCTGCAAAGGCAAGCATAACAGTTCGAATGACCTTGCCGGTGGGGGAGTTATTCATAACCCCAATGTTCAGGATGTTCACCGAAACGCCCTTATCAATGAACTGGTCTATCAGTTCAAGACCATTCTTAGCGGAACGAGCAATGCGGTCAAGCTTCGCCACGATCAGCGTGTCTCCCGGCTGGATTTCAGCCATCAGCTTGTCCAGTTCAGGTCGATGCAGCTTTGTGCCGGTGTAAACATCCGAAAAGATTTTCTGTGCGCCGTTGGCTTTCAGAAGTTCCGACTGGGCTTCAAGGCTGTTGCCGTCAATCGCCTGACCAGCGGAACTGACACGAGCGTAACCGTAGATCATTTTCCCTCACTCGCTTCCTTTGCTTTTCTTGTAAAGTATTCTGTCTTAAACTCATCCAAGCCATCATCAAGAATATATCTTTCGTTGCAATCTGGGTCAACTGGTTCAAGAACGATGCGATAGCCTAAAAGCCAACAAAATCTTGCCAAAATTCTAACAGTAAGACCATCACCTCTTAAACGCTGCGTAACGAAAGAACTAGTTTTTTCTTTCCCACCAATTTCGTGCGCCCAATAAGTCTTGGTTTTGCTTTTATCTCTTTTTTGTTCCTTTTCTATAAGTTCTCTTACCACTTCATTGCTCTGCATAAGGCTCCCTCTCTTTCTTTAAGCCAATTATAAACTTTTTAGTGTTCGTTGTCAAGAACTTTTTAGTGTTGCGATTTATTTTTTACTATCAATAGGGTGGTCAAACGGCTGTAAACTTTTTCGTTGCTTTACAAACTGTATACTTGAATAGTAGCCTTACGAATTATCGAAAAATAATTTTCAAGTTACTATCACTATGGTAAACTAATCCGTTTACGGAAATGCTATCAAATAACGTAAATTTACGTTAGAATGAGTAAAAACCAGAAATATCTGATGCAGATTATACAAATTGGGCTGTTGACAACTATATACCAAGCGTCTATAATCTAAGACAGCAGAACACACGAAGAATCAGCCAACAACGGCAGATTTATCCTTTGTGGCATAAAAAATAGGCCATCAGCACCACCGACCAAAGTTGCACTGATGACCTATTCCACCACAAAACAGAAGCTGCGCAACCAAGGGCGCAGTCTCGGTTTCTGTCAATTATTATAGCAGAAGCAAACGACTTCTGCAATAGAAAGGAGCAAAAAACATGAAATTTCCCACAACAACCGAAGAATTTCTGAAAACCCTCGCACACGGCAAAGAGCCGACCAGCGAGGACAGGGAGTATGCAGAAGCACTGAGTAAGCTGTCCGAACTGAACTACCGGGCGGGGTACGAAGCGGGAACATCCAAAAAGGATAGCTAAGTTTTGTGCAAAATGTAGAAAACGGGAAGATAGTACAGATAGCAGTACTACGGATAGTGTTTCATACCTTGACTTAGCACAAAACATAGTTATACTAATATCACCAACAATCGAAAGGGGGTGGGCTAATATGAGCAATCCTTATGCTGAGAGATACAATCGCACATTAACTATCAGCTTGACGGAACGCCAGTTTAATCACTTGCAAGACTACTGCATCAAGAACATGGTTTCCTTGTCTTCTGCGCTGCGAGAATCGTTCTTCTTGCTTCATCCGATGCTTAATGAAAAGAAATGATACGCTCGCTAAAGTTTGGCGACCACAGCGAACGTATCATGTAAACCCTGAGAGAAGCATTCTCTCGCCGTTATTATAGCAGAAAATTGCTTCTCTCACAAGTGAAAAGGAGCTTTTTAATGCAACTTTCTTTGTCTGGGAACATCAAAATCTTTAACAACGCCGAGTTTGGCGAAATTCGTGCCGCACTTATTGACAACGAACCGTGGTTTGTGCTGAAAGATGTATGTGTAGCATTTGGAGAAACCAATTATCGACGCGTTGCCGCCAGATTAGATGATGAAGAAAAGGGTGTGTCACAAATCAACACCCCCGGCGGCACACAAAGCATGACTGTTGTGAATGAAGCTGGGATTTATTCTGCGTTGTTTGCAATGCAGCCAGAGAAAGCTCGTGGTGTCAATGAGGAATATATTTCCAATAGACAAGAGCAATTAAAGAAATTCAAGCACTGGGTCACTCACGAGGTTTTGCCGTCCATCCGCAAGCATGGAATGTACATGACCGACAATCTGTTGGAGACGGCTATTGCCAACCCGGACTTCGTGATCGGTCTAATTCAGAACATGAAGGCCGAGAAGGAAAAGAGTGCAGCGTTGCAGATGCAGAACAAGCAGCTCTGCGAGAAGAACGAAGAGATGCAGCCTAAGGCGGACTACTTTGACGACCTCGTGGCGTGGAACGTATCTACCAATTTCCGCTCGACCGCAAAGGAACTGCGTATTCCTGAACGTCTGTTCATCAAGATGCTCATTTCTGACGGTTATATCTACCGTGACAAGAGCAAGGGTATCCTGCCGAAAGCGGGCAAGGGCGACGGTCTCTTTGCCGTCAAGGAATATTGCAACCAGAAGAACAAGCACGGTGGCGTACAGACCAGAGTAACGCCGAAAGGCCGTGAGACATTCCGTCTGCTCTATGCAAGCATTCGTAGAAATGGATAATTGAGGTTTTTCTGAAAAATCCGAAAAACTCACACGGCGGACATTTTTGTCCTTCGTGAAATAGTCCAATAGAAAAGCCAGTGGTTAGAGAGCATCTAGCCGCTGGCTTTTTATGTTATGCGATTATTCCTCTACGAGATCTGCGTACTTGACTTCAATACGAGGAAGTTCATCAGTGGTGCTGGTCAACGCTCTGGTGATTTTTTCAAGCCCGGTGAACTCACCATAGACGGTGATAATATCATCGTCCAGAATCTTCACGGCATCTCCACCACGCTTATCCAGCATATAATACTCGTCATCGGCATAGAAGCCGTATCCGCTATTGTCCGTGTAGGTTCTCCATGCCTTTTCGCTACCGGAGAAGTTTGCGTCAATAATCTGCGAAACCTTTACCTTGACAACAATCTTAGTTCCTTCATACTTTTCGGGATAACGGCACAGCTCCTTGTAGTCCACAGTCTGGCACTCTGCCTTGTAATCGTCCTCGCTGATCTCAGGCACAACAGATGCAACGGAAGAAGCGGTCGATTCACTTGCCTTAGACGTTGCTTTACTGCTGCTTGCAGAACTGTCAGAGCCGCTACCAGAGCCGCCAATGGCAGACAGAACAATCAGTACGATAATAACGATGAACCACCAACGCTTGTAGATGGGCGGCTTATTCTTACCGCCACACTGAGGGCAGACCTTTGCACTTGCGGCAATCTCTGCTCCACAGTGCTTGCACGTTGTCATTTTACTTTTAGCCATTGTAGATTCCTCCCTTTCAAGGCTTGTAAGGCAAGTATAGCACAGAACGCAGACCCTTTGTAGGGGTCTTTTTGTTTTTGCGGCGGAATTTTTAAGATTGTGCATAGAGAGCAAGATTAAGACTTATGCAAATCACTTCACTTTCTTCATCGGTCTGCCATTAGGAAGCTGCGGTGACTTGATAGCCTGTTCCCATGTCATTCCTTTCTTCTTCACTCTATAAGTGACGGTAGGGACAAGCAGCCCGTATTGTTCACACCATTCTGACAAAAATTTTGTTTCTCCATCCATCGTAATTGTCATGCCGTGTTTTTTGTAAAATTCGGGTCTGTTGAACTCGCTTCGTGGACGCTGATTTGTCATCTGTTCTTTCATTGTCGCCCATCGACAGTTTTCGGGACAGTAATTACCGTCATTGTTAATTCGGTCAATGCTTAACTCGTCACTATATCCATGAGATAATGCCCAATCTTGAAATGCCTTGTAATCGTCAATCCATTCATCGCAAATAGAAATTCCTCTTGCACCATAATATTTATAAGCAATCGACTTGGGATTATAGCATCTCTGGTGCATACCATACCAAATATTAGTGATTCGATGATTTACGCATCCGTATATTTTTGATTCCATCTTTCTTGCAACGCAATTAACGCCGCAAGAATTTGCCGTGCCACCTGACAGCTCTACTGCCCGAACATTTTTGATGTTCCCGCAGTCGCACTTACAAGGGAATGTGCGGTTTTTCTTGTTATATGCGCCGATGATTTCAAGATGCCCAAATCTGCGACCAATCCAATCTTTGGAATCGTATTTTCCATGATTAAAATTGCAAGGGCATTTTTCGGCAATGCCATCAACTACTTTCTTCCCAGATCGTTGCGACTTCTTGTGGCATCTAGTGCATTCACAAAGCCAACCATTTCCGCCTAAGATTTCAAGCACTTTCCAAGTGCCAAACACCTGTCCAACATATTTTTCGTCATGGTATGGGTACAGACGCGAATATGTTTTTTGAGCATCGACTTCTTTTTGTTTTTTTCGGATTTTTTCACGTTCTTCTCTTGCGGCTGCGATTCTTGCGAGTTTGACCGCTTTGCGTTCTTCTTTCATACAAGCACAATGTCCAGAGTTTTTCCCAGTAACATAATCCTTGCCGTTACGGGTCGTTCTAATCGCCCCGCAATGAACGCATTTCAACGTCCATATTTGTTTTGCACTATTCCTCATATCATCTGCGGGCTGAACGTCAATAACTTCAAAATCTCCATACACTTTTCCGATTCTTTCTTTATAGAATCCATCGCACCATTTTTCAAGAGACCATTCAGATTTTTCCATGTAATCCTCCTTATATCGTTATTTTATGATTCTATTATACCACTTTTTTAGTAGAAGTACAATGTTTATTACACTATATGTGGGGCTTCTTTTATGTGGCAAGGATGGATGAAGTGTTCACCCACCCCACCCCCGGCGCTCCCTATATACCCCGCCGGTGGAGACCCAAGCCCCAGCGCACCCGGAACGCCTGCACATATCAGGAAGCAACACAGGCCGTGCCAGAATCAGGGCAGACCGTACCGGCGGCGGACGCTGGAGGGCGTGGAGTGCGTCCGAAACTGTGCAGATTTGGACGCAGCGCAACAACGCATAAAAGCAAACACTAAAAAGTGTGCAATGTTGCGTGTGCAACTTGACGCGAACACTAAAAAGTGCTATTATAATATCAGAAACAAACGAACACTAAAAAGTGTTACACCACCACAAAGCAGGAGGCAAACCATTATGAACAATAAAGAGATCGATTATACCGCCCGCCCCATTCCGGGAGATTACGAAGGCCGCAGCCATCGCGCGTGTGTATGGTACAACAGAGCCCGCGCCGCGTTTGATCTTGCCACGCTTGACACGCTGACAACCGCCGCAGATAAAGCCGCTGACCGCGTGCCCACTGAGGCATACGAAAAAGCAAGAAAGCTCCTTGACAGCGTGCAGCGTTGGGGGCTTGCAGATGTAAGAGCGTGGGAGCTTGACAACGACAGCCGATATTATAACTCCGAGTGGCTCAAAACCCGACAGGCTCAGCTTGCAAAACGGCGTGTAAAGCTTAACAAAGAGCTTGCAACATACGGCTTGCAGATTGACAGTTACGGCTTGTACCCTTGCATCCGGGAGATCACCAAGCCGGGCACAGATATGAATTTATTGTACTGGTTTTAATGGGAGGTGTGCAACGTATGAACAAGCTTGTTTTTGAAGTGAACAACGGCAGAAAATTGGAACTTGTGCAGCGGGAGGACAACGGAACGACCCTTATTTGTTCCCTCGATGCACCGGACAACGAGGCATATATAAGCGCTGGCGACTTTGTGCAGCTGATTAACCTTTACCGCTACTGCAAGCGGTACGATATCAAAAAACGATTGGATTAACCCCAACGGCAAAAATACGGAGGTATAATAAAATGACCAGATCGGACGAATTGAACGCAGAAATCAGAAATCAGGCCGTGCACCTATATCCCAAGTGCGCCGGGCTGTTTGAGTTGCCATTGATGGTATACACTCAGATTGTAGCGGACAACCTGACCCGCTCCAAGCCGTACCGCTTGAGCGTTGAGCGGTGCAAAAAAATTATTCTGGCAATGCCGGAGTTTGATTGATGGAGGTTTTACAGTATGATTACTTTGGACTTTACCCAGTGGGCCGCCCTCTGGTATGTGGGCGGCATGATCTCCGGCGCACTTGTAATGCTTGTATATCTCAACAACTAACAAGGAGGGCTAAAAAATGACGACTTTCGAAGAAAAAGTGAACGCATACCGCGAAAATAAGCGGTTGATTGAAGAGTTGGAAGCAATGAATGATGCCGTAAAGGCTGAAATCATTGACATGATGCACGGCGCGCCGGAGATGGTGCAGGGCACTGCAAAGGCCATTTACAAGGATGTGCAAAGCGTCCGGCTTGATAGCAAGCTTTTACATGCAGCGCACCCAGATATTTATGCTGAGTGCAGCAAAAAGACCGTTTACAAACGGTTTAGCGTGGTATAAGGAGGTGCAACAAGTGTCCTGCATCCTGTTTTTATTTTGGTTTTTTAGTGCCTTGTTTAAGGCCAGCAAGTGAGGAGGGCTATATAATGACTACTACCACCATTAAGGGCATTGACCCCATGACCGGACTGTATATCACCCGATACTATGCGCGCAAAGCCTGCCCCGGTGATTGCGTTGTTGTCAAGGTCTGCGGCGGCTATACCATCATGGCCGCAGCTGATTATAACATCTGGCGATGCCAGCGTTGACCCACTTTCCACTTCAACCCCGCCCACGTGGCGGGGCTTTTCTTTTGCCTTGCATCTGCTGAGGGTGCAGGGCTTTTATTTTGCCCTGTTGCAATATGCCTAAATACAAGCGTTTACAGAGGCTTTTATATCATCCATGCAGTTATACCGCCAACACCTCAAAACAGCGCACAGAGCTTTACAGAGGCTTTTCCTGTGATTATACCCGCTCAACCGACCACGATACCAGACCGACAAAAGCGGCTATAATATCGCCCGTGTAACGTTGGAGCGTATCACAGCGCCTCCAGCACATACCAGATACCAGATACCAGACAGCCGTGCCGGACGCTGTACAGGTCAGCGTAGTTGCCCTATTATAATAAGGTATATAAGGGTGCGCCGCAGACCATGCAAGCCCAGCGGGGTTTCGATACTTTCCACGCCCAGCGGCTTGCGATCTGACACCGGTCAGCAGTCAGGGCGCACCGGCTGGAATAGTTGTAGCCAATAGTCGTAGTTTCTCCGATAAAATAGTCGTGGAATAGTCGTAAAGTCGTCTGACAACTAGCTTTTGAAAGTCCTATATATCGTATATTAACCAGCAGTTTGCTGATAGTCGTAGAGTAATAGCCGTAGCGTTTTCTTGCGAATCATCGTCAAATAGTCGTGTATTTTTTGTATGAAATGGTCGTTCGCCTTTTAGAGAAAGAGAGATGCGATAGTCGCTAAGTCGTCCGACCATTCCCAAAATCAATAACTGTCAAGACACCTATCAGTTTTAATCCTAGTTACATTACCTCAAAATCTTTAACCATCGTACTTATTATAATAGTCGCAGACAATTACTCAATCTTTTTAACTATTATTCCACTGAAATAGTCGTACCATCCGATTCGGTTCGTTCTTCTTCGATTTAATTGCCAACAGCCACAATCATATCATATTAATCAACTAGAATTATCCATTCAGCAAATACTTCAATACTTTTAACTATCTAATAAAACCATCCAGCTGGTCAGTTGCTTTCAATCTGTAATCAACCGCTCATACCGCCATGCAACATTTCTACATATTCAACCTACCACAAAATGAAGTCAATTCTCCATGTGAAATAGTCGCAGACCATCTACCAGTCTGAACCTCACGCCGGTTCTCTCCTACTGTCTGCTCTGCTGGCTAACGGTATAGTTTTGGAGATAGAGGGTTGTAGGGAGAAAGAACCTTTGTGGAAACATTTGGTTGTCGTTTTCAGTTGTCGCAGTTGTCGCACCATTTTGGCGTGGGGACATGAAATAGCTTGTCTATTTCATGGAAGGGAGATAGAGAGATAGATAGATAATAATAGGGGGTTATAGGGGGGAAGAAGAAGGAAGGAAGAGAGGAAGATTGGATGCAAACGCATCACGTGCATCCATTTGCATGCAAACGCATCACGCTTATAGTCGTAGCCATATCAGCCCAAACGACACTCGATCGAGACGGTTCCCGCTCAAAATCAGACATTGCCGTTTTCTCTCGATAAATAACAAGAGAAAAAAGCGCGGAATAGTCGCAGAGGGTAGTTTTACCACCTGATACCATTCCATGCTTTCTGATACAATAGTTCTGTAGCCGCACGAGCTGAGATTAGATATTCTTACTCTCTCTTGCTTTACGCAGACGTTCTGCAAGTGCTGCACGCTGCTCTTCGCTGATTTCACGGGTGATGGGCGAGCGGAACTTCACAAGACGCTTCGGCATCGAATAGGTCTTGGATTCCTTGCACCGCTTGGCAGACAGTTCCTCCATGAACTTGTACGTATCAGGGAACTGCTCACAGAGCTTGTCCAGCTTGCGAATGTAAACCGGGTCTGCTGTGTAGACTTCTGCGGTATCCTCCGCTGCGTTGAAGGTGATGATGGTTTCACGTTCGATGTTGGTAAGTGCCATAGTTGTTTTCTCCTTTGCGTTATTTTTGGTTGATTTTCTTTTTTGGACAAGTTTCTGGCAAATAATCCATGCAAGCTCGGCATGAAATGGTCTTTCGACAAATCATTCGTTCTGCTCGTTCTTTCTCTTCTTGTTCGCGTCTTTGGCACTCTCGCTTGTACTCTTCTTCGTGCCGTCTGTATGCATTGGCGATGATGATAGCATGGACAGCAGCCATGTTTGGAACCATAGTCTTTTCCTCCTGTATTTTGTGTAGTGAAAAATATTTATGGGGTTCAGACGGTAACTTTATCGCCCAAACCCTGTTATCTGTTTTTCTTGCCTATTCTACTATGGCGATACGAGCGTAGAAGCGATGTTAGGCTACTATCACTCAATCGCTTCGTATGTTTTCTCGAAAATGTCAGGTTTACACGGGTAGATTTCGCCATTTACGCCACGAATAATATAATCGCCAGTCCTCGCAACCATAGTTCCTTCAAGCGTTTTAATTTCGCACCACGCAGGTCCATCGTAAAACTTTCCGAAGTCATGCGTGATAATATCATTGCTACTTACTGCATCCCAGAACCAATCTTCTCCAACAAGCCCTCGTGCATTGAGCTTGAATGCTTCGATAACAACTGGCTTCTTGCGGTATTTCATGTTTATTCTCCTCTTATTACATCCACACGCATTCTTTGAATTGCTGTGTTTCCATCTGGAACGTGATGTCAAGCGTCCCCACGTTTCCCTCTTTGTTCTTCTCAAGCGCAAAGTGATAATGCTCTTCTGGTCTCTTTTGCGTTTTTACTTTCTGCGCCAGCAGGATGATTGCATCTGCGTCCTGCTCGATTTGCCCGGATTCTCGCAAGTCTGCGGCAGTTGGTGGAATGCCCGCTCTTGCGGTCTCTCGATTGAGCTGTGCAAGTGCTACCACCAGCGTTCCTGTGGACTGTGCGAACTCATGCAGTGCCATGCTGATCTCCGTGACGGCACTGTATCGGTCTTTCGCTCCGGCTTGATGGATAAGCTGCAAATAGTCGATGAACGCTACTTTGGCTTGCATCCTGATGGACTGCGTTCTAATCCACCCTACGCTCTTACCAGCGGCAGAGCGGACGAACAGCGGATATTTTTTGATAGCTGCCAGCCTGTCAAGTTCTTCAATGCTGACGGTCTTGTTTTTGACCGTGTGCAGCGGTACGCCTAGCTGGTTTGCGATAATACGGGCATAGAGCGTATCTGGGTCTGTCTCTAGGCTGAAATACGCCACTTTGCGTCCGTTCTTGGCTATTTCACAGGCAAGTTGCAGGGACAGAGCAGTCTTACCAGCAGACGGTCTGCCGCCGATCACAACGAAGTTTCCCGGCACAAGATGCAAGTTGTTATCCAGCACTCTAAGCCCTGTGCTGATATACTCCGGCTTATCATCCAGCTTGCGGATGTAGTTGTCTATGCCATCGCACATCGGGATGAAATCGCTTCTCTCGTTGTGCAGGTTGATCGCTTCGCCTAGCTGCTCATAGATGCCTGTCAGGTCTGCATATCTGGTCGAACCATCAACGATTTTGAATGCAATCTCTCTGGCTCTGGACAACGCTGCCTGTTCCTTGACGATTCCAGCCCACCCAAGCATCATGTCATGGGTGACGTTACGGATGAACTCTGCACCAAAGGCATCTAGACATTCACCCATTGCTTTCTTGCAGTTATCGTACCGTCCCATGACTTCTACCGGGTTCCATTTGTCGTTGTGTTCCCAATAACCAAGAATGGCAGCGAATGTATCATGCAGTTCAGGGCAGAAATCGTCGATTTTAAGGTCTTGCAGCACATCAGCGTATTCCGAAAACGTGAGGACTGCTCCCAGCAGGATGTATTGGGTCTGATTTTCAATATTCACCGCAGAAAGTCTCCCTCGTCAGGCAATTCAGCCATTGTCTGCTGATAGCCACCATTCCAGTCCTTCACGTTACGCATCCAGTTCCGTGCAGCGGCTTTCCAGTCCTTCATAGGCGATTTTCCAACCTTCCAGCCATTTGCCGTGAAGTGGTCAACAAACCGCTCTGCTTCTGATTCCATGTAGCCCTTCTCGGAAAAGTATTCTCTGGCTTGCTCGACAGTCGGTGCTTTGAAGCGTTTTACTTCGTTGGTATTTTTCTTTTCACATTTTTCTTTTTTACCAAATTCAGATACAGAATCAGATACAGATAAGGCATCGTTTGCATCCATTTGCATATTTTGCATACCAGTGTATGCGTTTGCATCATTGGTATGCGTTTGTATGCACTTGCATTTTTCATTCTTCCAACGCTTATTTGCACTTCGTCTGTTTTTCTCGATTCGCTCCTGTCTTTTCTGTGCATTCATATCATCAAATGCCTTAACAACTTTCCAGAGCATCCGCATAGCACGGTCGTTGTCGTATGCTGGTTCAAGTCCAGTCTCAACATACTGCGCGTAGTTGCGGATGAATGCTCCAAATTCCTCGTCTGTAAGCTCATCCATCGCATGAACATGTTCCAACAAAAGAATCATTGATGTTCTCGGCTTGTGTTCCTGCTCCATATTCAGTCCTCTTTGTAGCGTTTGTTCCATGCTTCGATAAGGTCGGCTTTAATTCTTTCTTTATCCTTTTCGGAGCAATCAAACCAATACTCCCCACTTTCCATAAAAACACGGCAAGTGCATTTGTTTTCTCCGTGCGCTCTCGAAATAAACATCCATTTCTTTACATCAGTCCCTGTTTCCGCAATAGCCACTTTCCCACCGCAGAACGGGCATCTCTTGAGTTCTGTCATTTTCTAAATCCCTCTCTCGTTCTCGTGATTCGCTTATGCACCTTTACAGGCCTTGCGCCTTTGCCGTAAGCTGGGCGAATATGCTTCGTCTTGATATACCCACAAGGCGGTTTCGGCCCGAAATCAAAAAAGCTCAAGTCCATTACGATGATGCCAAACTTCTTGTTTGTCATGTTTAGCCCTCCTATACCATCGGAAACGCCATCCAATGCGTCACCGTCACATCTTTCGGCAGTCTCTCGCCTATCTCATCCCAGAACTGACCGTCTGCATAACAGCCAAGAAAGTATGATGTCGGCGAAAACCCTTGCAATATTTTTCCATCTTTATCACGCCACGTTGTCTTAGTCGCAAGCAACAAAGGCTGCGTCCGCTCTCGTGGCGGTTCGCTTGCCGGATGCCAAAGCGTGTTGCTCATGACCTATTCTCCATCAAAGAACCACAGTTCGGGCAGTAGTTGTAGCGGTCTCGGTTGTTTCTCGCATGACAATTACTGCACATGAACCTCGTCTTATCTTCGTCTTGCACAATCCATTCAGCGGTACGCTCTAAGGGTGTCGGGGCATCTTCCACAACGTCAATGGCATCGCCAATACCGCAAGCACGGCATCTAACTCCATTGTAGTTCTCGCAGCCATCGCAATATGCTTTCTTGATTCTCTCAATAAGTGCGTTTCGTTCAAGGTATTCTGGATAATTAGCCATTGCCTTTCACCTCGATTGTTGGCGCGGTGTCGATGTAATCAAGCACATCGTCTAACGACAAACCACCTATTGTTCCATCGTTATACTCCTGAATCCACGCCTCGATGTTTTGACGTAGTTCATTAGCATCAATCGGTCTGACTTCCACTGCCCTTTCTCCTTTCAATCTCATTGCAGACCGCCTTATAAAACACATCCCACGTCTCATAGTCACAGGAATCGCCAAAGTCGAACCCTGTCCGTTTTCGTTCTGCAATGTCGCGTTCAAAGCAGTCAAGCGTCTTGTCCGTTAGTTTCGGCAGGAGCGGTGTGATGTATCTGCATACAAGGCTAGGCATATATGACCGTCTTCCAAAGCAGTAGCGGACAGCGCAGTTGCAGACCGCCCCGAAATCGTCATTGGTGGGGTCAATCAGATTTTTAGGTTCGTCATCTTGCAAGTCGGATATGGTGCAGTCAAGGACGGTTGCGATTCTGAAAAGCCACCTCTCTTTACATTTGCGTTTCCCGCACTCAATAGCCGATACGAAAGCGGCTGTTACACCGATTCTGTTCGCAAGGTCTTTCTGCTTGACGTGCAGTTCAAGCCTACGCTTCCTGATTTTCTCCCCTGCTGTCATTTTTATACCCCAGCCTTGTACATCGTATATAAGATCACAAACCCAATCAAAAAAATAAAAATGTGGAGAATTGCATTCGCAAGAACCTTTATCTTTTCATCGGAAATTTCGTTCAACAATATATCCCATATCAAAATTTTTTCAATGAGATATGCCACCTCACATATAAATGTTCCAACCAGAAAAGAAGCTAAAACCACAATTAACGCATTTCCAAGATTACTCATTCTCTTTCCTCTCCCATTCCTTGCATCCACGTTCGTCCCACACGAAGTCTGCAACGTGTTCTGACTGGTCATTCACGCATACGCCCTCCGGCTCTACGTACCATTTGCAAGAACCGCAGGATGGCTCGGATTTGTTCTCACAGGATTCTGCTGTGCATCGGACAGTTTTGCCAGCGGAGAATTGTTTGATGCCCATGCAAGAGCAATGTTCGGTGGTGCAGTAGAAGTTCATTCGTACTTCCTCCATCCAATAAAGTCACACAAGCCTATTGTCTGCGGGTCGCATTTATGTGTGAATTTTACGCTCGGTAAATTAAACCCTTTTAAGTTATTGCAAACGGTTTCAATGCTAAAAAGTTCGTCAAACGCATTGTCAGGAATTTTCGCATCTTCGGTGCTGTAGATAACCATGCCGCACTGTTTGCAACGCCATACAGAGCATCTTTTCATCTTTTCTGCCCTCTCTTTCCCCTGTTGAACCGCCCGATCACTCGCTTATACTCTGCATAGCACTCCGGGCACAGGTCGCCTGTGTCCCTGCGCCATGCCCAGTCCTTAAAGTATTCGTCAGGGTTCATCATCCTGCCGCCCAGAACCGCTCCGCAGCGGTCACATACTCGCTTGTGGTAGATTCCTCTGTCAGTTTGCATTAGTCGTCACCTCAAACTCTGTCCATGCAATTAGATTTCGGGCAATCGGAACAATCTCCAGTGCATTTTACTGCTTTATTCCGATATTCTTCCTTATAATATTCTTCCCAGAATGCCCTTTTCTTTTCACGGTCTCGCAGATATGTGTCGAAGTCTCCACGACAACGCCTGTATTCCAAAAAATTCCTTTCCCCTTTTTCCAAGAGTTCTATATAAATAGTAGACTTTTGAAATCATATCAAGCGTAAGTTTCAAAAAGAAACTAGCAGCAAAGAGCATACCAGTGCATCCAGCGACGCAGAACGATACATCCTTTGCGGTTTCGTAGATATTAGCAAACATTATTTGTCCTCCCCAACGTCCTTGAACAGAATTTCTTTGTCAGCTTTCCAGTCTTTGATTTTGCACGGAATGTCCGTGCCGGGAACGGTCTTTTTCAGCCCATCCATCTGCCAGACGTTCCATGAGATGATAGCAGCCATGTTGCGAACCTTCCCAGCGTCAGGCTCTATGCCGAACAGCCACTTAAAGTTCTCTCGCCATGTCAGGAGCATATTTGCTCTTGCAAGCAACAGGCTGTCACCTTGCCACTCATAGCCGTATGTAGTCGTCGCTGCGTCCTCTGCCACATCGTGCCATGTCCAGACATTCCAATCAAACCAGTTGTTTACACATTTCAGTTTGCGGTCAAACAGCCCTTTCCGTCTTGGCACCGGAATCTTTTTGCCTGTTACCGTGTCGTATCGGTTCACAAGGAATGGCGCTTCTCCGCAGGTGATTTCAAGAACTGTCGAATGGATGTACTTGATAGGCTCTTTCTTCATATCGGGCATCGCACCGTTTTCTTCGCCTATGTCTATCATCTTTTCGCAAACCCAAGAAGGAGTGAAAACCTCTGCTTTTGCTTTGGTTCTTTGCTTCTGCTCATCCAAACGCTTGAGAACTCGTGGCACTGGCGGGCAATTCTTGATTTGTTCTAACGTGATTTCATCCGTAAATCCTGCGCCTAGACGGTGGCTCTGTCGCCCAGATGATGTTTTTGCCGGTAGTACGGTCTTTAAGCAAGATAAACAGCACCGCTGAAAGAATCGGGTCGGAGAAGTCAACCAACCGTTGTTTCATTTTCCACCACCTCTCTGTACTCCACGTCAATTCCTTTCGGCAAAGCCGTCTGGTACTTCTGGGCGAGTTGTTCTGCGCTCTGAGCATCGCCCAACGGCTGTTCAGGCGGCGCAACGGTGACTTCCACGTTGTCACGCATACCAAAGTAGTTCTTGGCTCGGAAAATCCACTCTGCCGGGTTCTCCTGACCGTACATACCGTTGTACGCCCACATGGACTGCATTTGCAGAATCAGCTTCAAGATGTACTTCTGCTGCAAGCTGTCGTCACGGCGTTTGCCCGCCATAATCTGCTTCAGGCTCACCCATTCGATGCCAAGCACCAGTGCAATCCATTCCACCACAGGGGAGATTCTGGCTTCGATGCAAGCGTCAAAGAAGAAGTCAAGACGTTGCTGCACTTCAATCGGGTTGTTCATGTCCACGCTCGGAAGGTCGCCAAAATACTTGGCTGCAATCATGCCGATGACCTTCTTGTCCTCTTCATCACCGATTCTCGACTGCAAATCGCCTGTATTCAGCATCTTAGACCTCGTGATCGCTAGCTCTTGTTGTTCTTTCACCTTTTTACTCACCTGTGAGCGGATAGATTTCCGCTTGTTAAGCATCTGTTGTTTCTTCTTCTCTCGCTCTTTCTCACGCTTCGCAGCGGCTTCTTCTTTCGCCTTTTGCGCCCGCTTCTCACGCTTTTTCTTCTCAGCTTCGGTCAGTGGCGGTCTGCCACGACCACGCTTCGGGGGTGTTGCCATGTATCAGGCCTCCTTGATGGGTTTCCAAACAGGGTATGCGTATGGATGCTGTGCAACGACATTCCACAACCACTTATATGGATAACCTACGCAAGCGGACTTTGTGATCGGCCCAGCAATCGCCATCACATAGCCGTTTTCATCTGCATCTTCTTTCTTAGGTGGTTGCTCGAATGTGCTTCTCCACAAACCCTCAAACCCGATTTCGCTATAAGAGCAGGTTTCAAAATAATGTGTAGCCATCCCAAGCTCTTGCTCAATATCGTCAAGGATGCTCTTGTCATCCTCGTCCGCTTCGGTTTCAAGAACAAGGTAAATTCGCTTTTTCATGCTCTCACCTCTTCATCTTTGTTTCGATGCTGTCCAGCTTCCGTGCAATCCACCAGACGGAACAGCAGTTGTCCAATTGCCGCCACCAAGCGCACTTTTCTTTCTCGCATACGCACCGACCAAGCGGATTGCTGGTCATCTTCATCGGGCAGTAAAGTTCGTTGTCCATGATTTTTTAGCCCTCCAACTGGAGATGAGCGTTTACCATCTTGACGGGAAAATACTCATCTATCTGCAAAAAATCGCCGTTTTTCAGGTTGATGCCGCCAGACAACTTGCTTGTCGAAAGTTCCGCGCTGGCTTTCATGAAAATTTCGCCGCTTATTTCAAACACATCTCCACGTTCCAAACTCCCAAAATTGGCTTCGTTTCTCTCAATATCACAAATCTTCATCATTTCCACCCCATCACAACAGCCGTACAAACGGCCAGACACACGTTAATGAACAGCCAGACGAGCATTGCCTGACGCTC